CGTAGATAACTCCAAGCTCGCGCAGGGACGTCCTATCCACAAAGTAGTCAAACGTGCGGGTTGAGAATGGGATTTGATGTGTTGGGTCAGTGATAAAATTGTCTGAAAATCCGTGTGGACTCGCAATATTCCATTCTGCTCCATTTTTGCTTGCCCTATACATTGAACGTATTACCGATGCGAACTTGTCCTTCGGGACATGTTCCAATACCTGTATTGCATCTACCCTGTCGTATCTATTGTCTGGAACAGAACCTACACCACCAGAGTCGACAAATACCCAGAGACTATCCGAAATATCGCAATGGTAGTCTTTCCGGCAGTTTCCGTTGTCAATATTTTCCCATTGGTACCCGTCCAAGTCCGTCCGATAGTCAGGGCCGCATCCCATGTTAAGCGCGTAGCGCTTGGGTAAGTCTGTCATAGATATCCCTAAGCTGTGTATTTTCTGGGAAATACATATTCCCTAGATTGATACTTTCCCTGAAGTGCTTGTCGAGAAATTCCCACAAAATCCTCAAGTCGTCTTTGTTAATTGGAATTTGCTCAGCCATTCTCCAACCTTTCTCTCAAAGAACGTAATGGTATACTGTTCATGAAACTTAGGTACAGACCGGTGTCGTAAAGTAAGGTCTGGAAGTTCTGCGGGCTCACTCCAAGTAATTCCTGCAATCTCAGGGGCTCCACCTGAGTTGTGGACAATAGGTACCACGCCGCTCGCAAGCGCCTCCAGAACGATGATACCGAAATGCTCGGTTTGAGCAGGGTCGGTGCGCCCATATCCATTTGCATGCCAGAGGTGGGATGCAGTAGAAAGTTCGGCTTTGATAAACTCGTATTCTTTATTGACTTCAACTCTAATGTTTTTCCCTTCGGCGGACTTCCGGACTTTTCTGATGTAGGCTGAGTCCGAAGACGAGGCGTTACCGGTAAGAACGAGTTCATATCCCGGTAACCCGGTGAATGCCGAAGCCAAAATGTGCTGATTCTTGCTGTGGCCATCACTCTCCTCGAAGAAATGTCCTATACTAACGATTTTCTTTTGCTTTTCTTTGGAGCTGACAAACAAAAGAGGGTCAATAGCAGGGTAAAGAATATCGCTTTCCATATTCCAAATACGCTTAGTCCAAGTTGAAGCGTAGTCACAAATGGCAATAGCACGCTCAAACCCCACATGGGATACCTCATGTTTCGGAAAAAGCGATACAACGAAATTCCGAACACCAATTGGAGGGAAAGAACGAAAATGAGAACAATATATAAAAACATCGGGCTTAAATAGTCCAGAGTATACACGAAATTCCTTCCCAAATCCATTGAACTTAGGGAATTCCTTTGGCCAGTTCTGGACAACGTAGAAATCGGAAATCTTCTCCAGAGCCATTGCCAGTCGCATCAGATAATTCTCAGCCCCTCCAACTGGGGCCAAATGCGTAGTGCAAAGAACTACTTTCATACCATTGTCCTCAGCTTGGCCATAATGCGTTCGGGCGTAATCGTCATAGAGCAGGGTGCCTGAATCTCAAGAAGAGCGTTCAGTCTCTCATTAAGAACCTTGGCCTCCATCATAACCCCCTGCGGGGTAGTCTTCAACTTTTGCGCGACGACGGCAGGATGGATATTCTGCTCCACAGCCTCTTTGAGTTCTTTCTCACGCGGAGACAGTTGGTCAGTAACTTTTTCCCGAACCCGTGGACAATATCTGTCGAGCACAAAACACGGCCTGCACTGCACTCCATCAAAAGTGTCTCCAACTGGTTCTATTGCCTCCGAATATTTGTAATACTTCATTCTTGTCCACGCCGGAACAGTCGTGTAGATGGTAAGCGACTTTATTCCCAAGGCTTCAGCGATATGGCTAAACCCACTATCAGCCCCAACGAATATATCGCTATTGCCCACCAAAGCCGCACTTGCTCTAATTGGGTCCATTCCCTTGGGGAATATGACTGGGAAGTCGTGTTTTCCCTTGAGGTGGTGCCATTTCGACCCGTCAAAAACCACGAACTCCACTTTCTTGTCATGAAACTCCCCTTTGATTGCCTCTGGAAGAAGCTGTGGGTTATACCAGGTCCTAACCAGACTTGAAGCGTTTGTTTGAATTGAAACTAGGAGGTCCGGGTTGCTATTCCGGAGGAGCTTCTTAGCCCACGCATTCTCCTCGTCCGTCATATTGTAGACGGGAATCTTATCTTCCTGTGCTATCGTATTTGGGTCAATGCCAGCCCATGCAAACATGATGTCTACCCAGTTCATAAAATTTGAATTCTGGGATAGAAACCATTCTTTGCCGGGGCCGTTCGCCATGTGTCTGTGATGTGAATTCAGTTCTACGGAAAATTTGTAATCAACAACAAGGTCATACCCCTCTTTTTTCATATTGACCGACATCCAGTCGCCACCGCCAGCCTCACAAACATCTGCTCCCGTCTGCGGGAAACGACCGTAAATCACAATGTCACGGAAAAGGTTTGTCCCCTCAAGAATCTTCTTTACATCTCCAGTGGGACTACCGATAACCGCGTCAACCTCATAGCCACGCTTTTTAAGCTCTTTGGCTACAGGAGTCAGGATTAGAATATCACCAAGACCACCAAGTCTGAAAAGGACTGCTGTCTTCATTTCTTCCCCAGCTTTGATTTAACTGAACTAATGAACCGCTCTTCAAGTTCGCGGTTCCCTTGGTTAATCACTTTCATCCTGCCCTCGTGGCGCGCCAATACGTCCTTGTATTCGCGGTCATGCATGATACACGCTTCTTGTGTGAAATACTGCATCTCAGAGTTAATCTGTGGGAATGTGTGCGCTTCACTAGGCCACAATATGAGACCCTGACGTTTGCGCCAAAGCCTAGGATGCGGGTCATCCCCAAGAATATCCTGTATATCTACACCATCTATGTAGTTCTTGAACTTGAACCACACAACGTCTGCCTTAGACAGAGTGATACGCGCAATGAACGCGGCGGTCGCGTCGTCGATATGTTCGTCGTCGTCCAAAGCTAGAATCCACTCTCCCGACGCAAGCTCGTATGCCCAATTGCGGTCGGGGTCAGCGTTTCCCTTGGGAGTGGTCATAATAGAAAAAGTCGCCATAGACTGTATCTTGTCATAGACCTGTTGGTCGCGACCCTGATACACTATGACGACTTCTTCGGTAAGACCTCTCGTTGACTTTATTGTTCTCTGGAGGCTCTCCAAGCGAGTGCCATCCGTAATAACTACGAGAGAGATGTTCAATTTCTTGTTACTCCTTGAAAATTATGGGGGAGTCGAGCCCCGTTGTCTTACAACTGAAGTCCGGCCCCCCCGAAGTTAGTTTACTTACGCGCTGTAAACCTTCATCGCGCGGGTGCCGTAGTCTCGCAGGGTCTTTGCAAACCCAGCAATCATATGCCACTTAATGACGTTCAAGCGGCCAGCATCCGAGTTGATATCCGGATAGTAGTGCAGGCTGATGGGCTTTGCGTAGGCCGCGGCTCCGATTTCCGGAGACAGGACATACCCATAAGTGTCAGACATGCCCTCTTCCGTCTGGACGAAGGTGAAGCCTTCCCAGTTACCGAGAACCTGATAGATAATCCCGGCACCAGCATTGTTGTAGTAGTTGAAGTTCTCGAATACGCCCTCGTTCTTAAGGCCACGAAGGTGTTTCGCGTTTCCAACGTATACATAGAGTCCGTTTCCATAGGTTGGGACTCTCTTCGACTTCAGATGGTCGTACAAACCCTTGCTGAATGTACTGGTCAGCGTAGAAATGGCCGCCATCGAAGCAGTCACACCATTTATAAGCAGTGTGCCAGCGGTACCGGCCGTACCAAGATATACCTTGTGGGCCGTATTATCAATGACTGCACGGCACAACTCATTCAGGACGCGAGCCCTGTTGTTCGCCAGAGTTTCCAGAAGCTCGCGACTGTTGTTGAGCTTCGTGTAGTAGTCCAGCGTATTTTCCATACCGATACCACGACCGAACTCGTCGAGAGTACCGTAGACGTTCAACGTGCCCTGAGTAATCAGAGGAATAACCGTACCAACCGTGAGAGCGGTCGTTCCGGCAGTCTCTTCTACCCAGTTGAAAATCGGAATGCGGAAAGTGTCACCTTTCCCAAGGCCCATCGCAATGCCCGGAGGCGCCTGCGATAGAAAACGTGAAAACACAAGCATGTCCATACCCAACCGAAGAACCTCTCCGGACCACTGGGTAAGGACCTGGTTTTGGCCCTTCATCTGACTAGAAGTCAGACCAAAAGCATCTCCATATCCATCAGTAAAAATAGCCATAGGATTCTCCCTATACGGTTATTTCCCCTGGCCAGTCACCTTGCTAAAGATTGGCGCCATGGTCGGGGAGGCGGATGTCTGCCGCATGATTTCGAACATATCCATGGGCGACGTGATGTCTTTTCGAGCCGGAGTCTTGACCTCCATGGGCCCGAAATTCGTCATACCACCCCCAAACGAAGCATTCTCTTCTGGGGAAATACCGCTTAATCCTAGGCGCTGAAGCTCTCCTTTTTGAATCTCTGCGGCTTGACTTAGCGCTTTAACTACCTCTTCCTTCAGTGTTTCCGGTGTAAACTTCGACTCATCAAGGTCGTAAAATTTTGCGCGGTAGGGCTCAAGAATGGGCTCAATTACCTTAATCCCCGTGCCATCCATGGCCTGTTCAAAAAACGACTTCACGTCGCGCTTTTTAACTTCGAGTCTCGTTGCGGTAAGTTCTGCCTCAAGCTCTTTAGTCTTTTTCTCCAGCCGCTTAGCCTCTGCTAGAGCAAGCTCGGCCTGAGTCTTGTTTTTCTTCTGGGCCTCTTCGTGTTCGTGGATGATTTTCTGAATCTCATCAATCGAACGGTCGTCCCCAGTAACCTTGCGGAACTTCGCTAAATCTGCCGCCGCCTCCGCTTTCCTCTCGTAATCCTCTTTCTCTACAACTCTTTTACCTGATGCCTTGATTGCATCTTCAATTGCACTGTCCGGAATATCATATTCACCGATTTTCATGTGGTATCTTCCTTACCTTTGTTGCCATTAGTCCCTTTGCTGTATCTATTACCTCGAACAACACAAGCTCATCTTTCAGGAGAGTTTTGAACCCCTCTCCCCCGATATGTTTGTAATGAACAAAAATGTCGTTATCAACTCCGCTGGTCCGAAGAAATCCAAAACCCTTCTTTTCGTCGAACCACTTAACCGTACCAATGACTTCGTTTTCCATTGCCATTCCAATGCGAGTGATTAAATTCAAACAGAATATACCTTAATGCGCTAAGAATCTTGGTCAGCGCTTCCGGCCCCTTGCTCGTTTGACTTTGCCTGTGAAGTCTCCCCAGGCTTTACTCCGGGCGTCACTTGCACCGGCGGCTTTTCTGCTTCCACGATTTTTTTGCGAACCTCGATGTTTTCTTCAATGATGTCTTCCACCTGCTCTTCCGACATAATGTCGGCATGCTTGGATTTAATGACTTCACGGTGAGTCCGAACCCCATTGGCAAGGTCCATCTGCTCGACCTGCGCCTTAAGAAGCTCGTCAAGACCGACGAAATCATCCGGAAACTCAACTTCGATGCGATAATAGTCAGGGAGTTTAATCCCACGTTCAACCGCGAGCATCTTAAGGGTGCTCTTGGCTAACTCGCGTTCCGCCTTCTTGAAATGCGGTATCTTAAGCGCAATGGTGTTAATATCGGCCTGAAACAGAGTCTTTAGCCCAGCCCCAGAACGAACCTGTCCAATCGTCTCCGCGTTGCCACGCGAAATCTGGGAAACA